TTCTACACCGAGAGCCGTATAAGTTGATGCCATAATTTTGTACTCCTAATTAGTATCTTTTTTTAATTTGTTTTATACTTAATGTCAATAATATATTCTAATTGTCTGCATTTACTGCAGTATAATTTGCACTTTGTGTAGCTGTGATTGAGCTATATCCTGCACTTTGATTACCAGTTATTGACTCATACCCTAAAGGAGCTACGGTTCCTACATTAACAGTTGCAGAAACTCCTGTCAATCCCATAACATCTGCTGGTGATGCTGCACCTACTGAAGAAGTTGCCGATACTCCTGTTAATCCCATAACTTGATCTGCGGGATCTAATGTTCCCGTTGATGAAGTCATAGAAACACCAGTTAAATCTACAGTAGGGTTTGAATTAATTTGTAGAGATCCTAATGCAGATGTTGCAGAAACCCCTGTTAATCCCATAACGTCTGCTGGTGTTATTGCACCTACAGAGGATGTCGCAGATAAACCTGTTGGATTTACAAAAATATTAAAGCTTATATTTACAGAACCAACTGAAGAAGTTGCACTTTGACCTGTTGGTATTAATGTAACATCAGATATTGCCGTAGGACTTCCGATCGATGATGTTGCACTTAAACCAGTTAATCCCATTACATTTGCAACATCTAAATAATATTCACCACCCCAACCAGTTGTTGTAGATCCCCAAGTTTGTTTACCCCAACTTACATCTTCTCCAATCCCTGTAGTTGCTTCAACACCAGTTAGTGCAACTGTTAAACCAGAAGCTCCCCAATTTTCCACACCCCAACCATCTTGACCCCAACCAGTATTTATTTCTGTAGTAATTGTAGGTGAACCTATTGTTGAAGTAGAGGAAACTCCAGTAAGTGTAAGTGTAATATCGCCAAGGTTTCCCCATTCACCATCATTCCATGCTTGTGCACCCCAACCTAAAGCAAATGCTTCTTCAATTCCCCAAAGATTTGCACTCCAATTTCCTGCTCCCCAAAAATCAGAATTAGGGGTATTTGCTTGACCACCCATGCCTGAGTGATTTGTACAATAGTAATAAAGTGTTGGTGCACTAGAAGCTACTTCAATTTGTGTATAAGCTCCAGATGATCCCGGAGTTCCGTTAGTAGTTACATTAGTAGTATACTGAGAACCACCTCCGTGTGTTCCATCTGAGGTTTCAGAAAATCTTAAAGGGTGTGTATTATTAGATGAATCTGATTGATCAAATCTAAACGTTGCGCCTTCAACTAATTCTAAAGTAGGTTGTTGAACACCATCGATAAAATATTTATTACCGCCGCCGGTGCTTACCACCGTTACTGTAAATGTTCTGGTAACGGACATGCGTCGTTACCTCTTTACGCTATACGGATGATTGCGTCTGATGCGTCAGCTGTTGGAAATTGAACTGTAAAAGTTCCACTTGTTACAGTTTTGTCTGAACCAAATGCGATTGCACAAACTGCTGGATCACTTGTTGCTGAATCATTAAAAATTAAACAACCATTAGCTGTAAAAGAAGCTGATGTCCAAGAAACATCCGCAAAATCACAAACTGCTGTATCCGTGGATAAAACAGGAGTTACACTTGTAAGTGCTTTTCCTTTTGCAGAATAAGCTGATCCCGATGTATTAGTTATTTCGTTTGATGAACTATAAGCTGTTGTTGATTTATTTAAAGTTGCTGAACTTGTGTATAAAGCTAAATTAAAAGTGTCTCCAGACGATGCTGTGAAATTATGTACGCCTTTTAAAATTTCAACTTTAAAACTGTTACAAATTGCCGATGTTATTGCCATAATATTTTACTCCTCTTAAGGTGACGGTGATTCAATTTGTATACGGATTGTGCCATCTGTATAATCATCTCTTCTTCGTCTACCAACTTGCATAGCTGCAAACTTGGTTAATTCTTGTTTATACTTTCCTTCGTATAATGTCAACATATCAGTTGGACCTTTTAAAAATCCATATGCCTCTACTAAACATGCATATAGCAGGCCTTGAGGAAAATACAGACTAATATAATTAGTTTGATTACTTGATTCTAATGTAGCTGGCATTTTGTTGTAATATATTCGAAATATGTAATTAACGTCTGGAGTAGGTGCTAAATAAATAGATCCCGATGTAGTATCTGATAATCCTGTTGCTCCTCCAAACATAGCGTAATATTTTGGTTTACCGGTAACATCAGCCCCTGATGAAGTAGAACCCTCTGGTCCGGTTAATCTTCCTACATATTCACTTAAAAAAGTTTGATCCCTTTTTTCTAACCACGTACCTTGTTCTGTAGAATTTGTAACGTTAAATACTTCTACACCTCTAATAAACAAAGCTCCTGCTGGAACTCTAATGTTATTTACGTCTGCTGCCAGTGTACCTTGCTCCACGAATCTATCGGAATCCATAGGTAAATCCAACATAATTCTTTGTTGGGCATTTAAAATAAAATTTTCTAAAACATCTGTTGTAAATACATTAGCATCTACTTCTGTGTAGTTTCTGATTTGTGTAACTAAAGTATTATAACTAATTCCTGACATAATTAAGCTTTATCATTAATTGGTCCAATTGTACACTGAAAACCACCTCCTGTTTCTGTGCTAGTCGCATTTGAAACAAGGGGTACGGTAATTGAATTATATTGTGTTTCAGTTGGTGGTTGAGCACCTGTGTTAACAGTATTACCAATAGCCGTAGCTAAATAAGATCCAAAAACTTTTGCTCCACTGCTGTGTGTAGTAGCTGTTGTGCTTTGTAAAGTTTCTCCCTTAAAAGGTGCTGATGTTCCACGTGTGCAGCCTGTCAAATTGTTACCAGCTTTACCTGTGTATTGAATTACTTCATTTAAATATTTTCCATAATTAGTTGTGTTTGGAGTTGTATCAATTTTTTCTATCATAATAAAACCGGCAGTTGGAAATTCAGTTGCATCTGTTAAAGTGATTGTTGTAACTGAATCAGTTATGTTACCGTTTAAAGTTGTTTCTAATTCTAATGTAGAAACAGCCACACCACCAACAGGTTTTTTTACATCTCTAAATCTAACATAAGAAGTTCCATAACTTATTTGATTAAAAGGATAAGATACACTTAAGGTTCCAGAAGCAGCTGTAGTTGTAAATGGATTGTTAGGCAATATATTTTCTACAGGAAATTCAGTTCGTGCAGGTCTTGCATTTTTTAAAGCTTGGGGATCTGCACCTACAGGGTGTGGTTGTAGTTGAGGTTGTTTAGGCTCAAACTCAGAAATGTGTACCAAAGCACCAGTCCACTCTTTAACCATTTCATCATATGGAAACGCTGCACCAGATCTATCTGATATTGCTAAAGCTCTTCTTCCTTTTGAAAATCGTGCCATTATACATTTGGATAATAGGTTTTCGGTGTAATGTACGTACTAGCCGCTGATCCATCCTCCGCTAATGCTCTTGCTAATTCATCTTCATAAATTAATTTTGTTTCTTGCACTCTTTGTGGTGCAAATTTCATAGCTAAGTAATAAGCTAAACCTGAAACCATACATGGCACAAATCTAAAAGGTGAGTCACTTGCATTTGTATAAGCACCAGCATCTTGAATTCTTTTTACATAATAAACATTTAAAAAATTACTTGCAGCCGTAGCGTTTGGTAAAGGATAAATAGTTATAGTAACTTTATCTATAAATCTTTGAACCCAAAATTGAGACGGAGTGCCTTTTGATGTTTTGTTTGCTGTTGCAGAATATGCATCTCTTGCAACTTTTGTTAAACCAATATCTGATTGATTTGTAGTATTATAATTTTGTCTAAATGTAACATTTAAAATATCTGAAATACCATAAACGTTTGCAGTAGGGACAGTCGTAGCTTGTGGTGGTTCACCCCCTCCAGGGACATCTGTTGAATTCCTGTAAAAAGTATAAACACCAGAACCTTCAGCTGTTGCATCAATGTTGCTAGTAGATCCTTCTACTAAATTTACATTAGTGTTTCCAACTTCCCAAAAATGTATTCCTCTGTTACCCCATTCTTGAAAAAGAATATTAAGTGATCTTCTTGCAGTTTTAATTTGATGACCTGCAGTTCCAACCAAACCTATTCTTTCATAGGCATCAGCAATTATTTCATCAATAGAAAAGTTCTGATCAAATGAGTAAGAATCGGATGTTGTGTTTGCCATTTAAACTCCTATCCAGCATAAAAAACTATTATCTGATCAAAATCACCTACAGTGTAAGTAACATACATCCCATTTACTAGTCTTGTTCCAGTTCCATGAGCAGAGACCTGACCGTTGTTTCCTCCCGAAGTTCCGCTTGATTTATCAGTAGCAAGTACTGTTCCTGCAGTTCCACCAGTTCTAAAACTACACGTTCCAGCGTTTCCGCCTGACGTAGTTCTAAAACTACCAAAAACTCCACCGCCACCAATTTTTGATCCAGCTGCAGTTCCAAAACCAACTGTTATGTTATTTGCTGGTTGTGCGCTCATTTCAACTGCAGTTACAGTTAAAAATATTTTAGTGCCTGCTGTTGCTGTAGCAGATCCAGGTAAAGTTATTACTTCAGTTTGAGATGCTCCGTCGACATCAGTTCCAGTGATAGTAGCTGTTTTTCCACTATCTGAAGACCCTGTAGTCGTAACAGTAACGTTTCTTCCGCCACCATTATGATCAGATGATAGAGATGTTTGTGCCATAGTTGCAGATGTATTGGGTTGCGCTGCTGTAACAAAGTAATCAGGATCAGCTGTTACTGCATCACTTACACGTACCCAGTTCTTTAAAATAATTGACATATTTTTTTCTCCTTAAAATTTAAGTGTGGGCCGAAGCCCACACCAAATTAATTATTATGAAAGGTTATTGTTCTGCAAGTAACTAATAGTTACTGTAGCAGCCCCTGCTGACGCATCGTTGTTTGCACCATTGTAGATGTAACCAATTCTGATGTCAGAAGTTCCAATATCTTTCCAGTTAGCACACAGTGCAGCTGTTCCTAAAGCTATCTTTCCGACTGCTGCGATACTTACATCATTAACATATAAGTCAGTATCTGCAGATGAACCAACTTCAAGTATATCAGTACCTGAATCGTTAAACGCAGTTTCTACGTTAACATCGATTCTTACGATTTGAGAGTTAGCTGGAATTACAACGTTTGTGTCTGTTGCTGTAGCTTCCACTGTGTAGTCAAATGAAAATGATTGAGACATTAAAACTTGACCTGTGTTTTTTACGTCTGTTCCAACAGTAGTTCCAGTAGTATTTTTAATAGTACCAGCTAATATTGGTCCAGAAAATGTAGTGTTTGCCATAATTGTATCCTCCTAGTTTTCCGAACGTAGTCTCTAGGCCGTCGACTATACTCGTCTACGTTCTAATTAATTGTATAGTGATTATTTTATATACTACATTTTAGTAGAGCGCAAGAGAGCCTGTAATGTGAATTGAATTTATTCAACGATGTAGCTTTTTATTAAGTAGC